CCGACGCCTCAGGAGTTGGAGGATGTTCGTGCTCACATGTTGGGGACGGCTTTGGCGGCGAAGGGTTATGGGGAGTCTGGGGCCCGGTTCATGGGTGCTGTGAACGAGGGTATTTTTGGATTTCATCAGGGTCGCCGCGACAAGGCGATGGACAATCGGAACAACGCGGTTGGTTTAGATTTGTTTCGGCAGGCTGGTATTGAGGCGACTCCGCAGCAGCTGACGCAGATGGTAGACGACGCGATTTTTGCGCAACTGGATCGTATTATGGCTCGTCCTGAGGGGGAGAGAAACTTCCGTAGCCCTTCGGGCGGACCTGATCTATACTTTCCTCGGGATGAGCGCGGCAACTTCGCCACGCAATATTAGGAGTGGCCATGGCAAGCAATGGCGGATTGATGGATCGCAACGTTCCTTCTCAGTTGGATGAGGAGGATTTGGCGGCTGAACTGGAGATCGAGCTTCCGGGTTCGATGGATGACGGCCGTGTTCAGATGATGATGGAAGCGGAGGGTGTTGGGGAGATCGAGATCACGCCGACGGAAGACGGCGGGGTTGAGATTGACTTTGAGCCTTCGGATCGTCGCGGTGAGGGCGAGGATTTTTACGCCAACTTGGCGGAGGAGATGCCTGACCGCGAGCTTCAGCGCATTTCTGGTGAGCTTTTGGCGGAGTATGATTCGAACAGCGAGTCTCGTCAGGAGTGGTCGGACACGTATTCGAAGGGTTTGGAGCTTCTTGGTTTTACGTATGACGACCGCACGGAGCCGTTCCGCGGTGCGTCTGGCGTGACTCATCCGTTGCTGGCGGAGGCTGCAACGCAGTTCCAAGCGCAGGCGTTTAACGAGCTTTTGCCGCCGCAGGGTCCGGTGAAGACGTCGATCATGGGCAAGGAGACGCGTCAGAAGCAGGAGCAGGCGCGTCGGGTGAAGACGTTTATGAATTACTACATCACGAATGTGATGGAGGAATACACGCCGGACATGGACCAGATGCTGTTTGTTTTGCCTCTGGCGGGTTCGACGTTCAAGAAGACGTATTATGACGAGGCGATGGGGCGGATTGTGAGCCGTTTCGTGCCTGCGGAGAACCTGATTGTTCCGTATGACACCTCTGATTTGGATACGTGTCCGAATATCACGCAAGTCGTGACGATGTCGTTGAACGACCTGCGGAAGATGCAGGTTTCTGGGTTCTACCGTGACGTTGAGGTTGTTCCGGCGCAGAAAGAGCTGTCTGAGATCACGGAGATTACGGACAAGATCGGCGGCGAGTCGCCTTCGAATATCGACTATAACTGCACTTTGTTGGAGTGCCACGTTGATCTTGACCTTGATGGTTACGAGGATGTGGATGACGACGGCGAGCCGACGGGCATTAAAATCCCGTACATCGTGACGCTTTCGTTGGACAACGGCGAAGTTCTGTCGATTCGGCGTAACTATCGCGAAGACGACAAGAAAAAGCGCAAGATTGCGTATTTTACGCACTACAAGTTCCTGCCGGGGTTCGGGTTCTATGGCTTGGGTCTGATCCACACCATTGGGGGCCTATCCCGTACCGCGACGGCGGCGCTTCGACAGCTCATTGATGCAGGCACACTGTCGAACCTCCCGGCAGGTTTCAAGGCCCGCGGCCTACGGATCACGGACAGTGACGATCCGCTGCAACCCGGCGAGTTCCGCGACGTAGATGCTCCGGGGGGCGCGATCCGCGATTCGTTGATGCCGCTTCCTTTCAAGGGTCCGGACGCGACATTGTTCAACCTTTTGGGCTTTGTGGTGCAGGCTGGGCAGCGTTATGCGACGGTTACGGACCTGAAGGTTGGCGACGGCAACCAGCAGGCGCCTGTCGGCACGACTATTGCGATGCTGGAGCAAGGGACTCGCGTAATGAGCGCGGTCCACAAGCGTTTGCACTACGCGATGCGCCAAGAGTTCAAGATTTTGGCTCGTTTGATGTCGGAGACGTTGCCGCAGGAGTATCCGTACACTGTTGCTGGCGGTGACGAGTCGATCATGGCCACCGATTTTGATGATCGTGTGGACGTGATTCCCGTCAGCAACCCGAACGTCTTCAGCCAAGCGCAGCGCATTGTTTTGGCTCAGACGAAGCTTCAGCTGGCTTCTCAGGCGCCGGACATGCACAACATGCACGAGGTTTTCCGTGACATGTATGAGGCTCTTGGGATTACGGATGTTGATCGGATTATGAAAGTGATCCCGACCGACGAACCGCGGCCCTTGGACCCTGCGCAGGAGAACATCAACGCTTTGGACATGCTGCCTTTGAAGGCGTTTGAGGGTCAGGACCATCAAGCGCACATTATGGCGCATTTGATCTTTGGCGGGACTCCGATGGTTGGCGCGATGCCTCCGGTGGCTTTGGCGCTTCAGAAGCACGTTTTGGAGCACGTTCGCATTGCGGCGCAAGAGCAGGCGGCGGTTCAATACCTTCAGAGCCGTCAGCAGGCGGGTATGCAGCCTGCGAACGAGCAGGAGATGCTGGAGATCGAGCGTCTTACGGCACAGCTTGTGGCGCAGGGTATGCAGCAACTCAAAGAACTGTCCTCCCAGCTCTCTGGCGCGGGGGCCCCGGACCCTCTGGTTCAGCTCAAGGAGCAAGAGCTTCAGCTCAAGGCGCAGGAAGCGCAGGCGGACAATCAGGTCGATATGGCGAAGATCCAGCTCGACCAGCAGGGTCAGGAGATGCGCTCCCGTCAATTCCAGCAGCGTTTGGCGTCTCAGGAGCAGATGACGCGCGAGCGCATAGATTCCGCAATGCAGCGTGAGCTGTTGAAACTGAGAGGACAGAACCAATGAAGAATCGCAAGGTAATGGTTGACGGCGCGGCGCCTAAAAACCCTCCGAAGGCTGAAAAAGTAGGCATGATGAAGCCTGCCCCGATGGCTGGCGACAAGATGCGCAAGGTAAAGACGCGCGGCACTGGCGCTGCCATTAAGGGCACGACGCACATGGGGTGCTGAGATGCCTCTGAAGAAGGGCAAGTCTCAGAAGACGGTCAGTGGCAACATTCGCAAGCTTCGTGACGAGGGGTATCCCCAGAAGCAAGCGGTTGCCATTGCCCTTAGCACGGCCGGTAAGGCTAAGAAGGCAAAGAAGCCTAAGAAGATGGCTAAGGGCGGGGCAGTTTCGTCTCGCTTTAGTGCGTCACCGCGAGCAAATAAGTTTAGCGGCGTGTTTTAACGCGGCGTTTAATTTTTTATTATTTATGTGGTAGACTTGGCCTGAACAACTATGGTGGGGCCATGGATCCTGTCACAATCATTGCCACGGCCTCGGCCGCCTATAATGCCTTGAAGAAGGGCATAGAGTTTGGCCGCGAACTGCAAGACATGGGCGGCCAGCTTGCTCAATGGGCGGGCGCTGTCAGCGATTTGGAGTTTCTATCGAAGAAGGCTGAAAATCCGCCGTGGTGGAAAATTGGAGGCAACGTTCAAGCCGAGGCCATGGAGATCTTTGCGGCTAAGAAACGCATTGAAGCCCAGCGTAATGAGTTAAAGACCTACATCCAGTATAGTTACGGCCAGTCGGGCTGGGAAGAACTTCTCCGTATTGAAGCTCAGGTTCGAAAGCGGAAACAGGCCACAGAACACCGGCGCGCTGAGATGAAAGAACTGGCAATTACGATCGTTCTTGTGGCTCTAATCCTCGTGGGCGGAGTAGCTGCTCTAGGCCTCTTCGCCTTTATTTTGTGGTCATCGCAGCAATGAACGACATGGTCCCCGACAAAAAAACATATCAGTCCAACCGCCGCAGGATGGCATGGGCGGCATTGGGCATGATGATGGTTTGCACGGTTGCAGTAATCATCGACCCGGCACGAATGGCGCAAGCGGACGCGGTGCTGATGATGATGTATGGCTCTCTTTCAGCTTTGGTTGGAGCCTACTTCGGCTTTGCTAATCTGGGGTCGTCTTCTTCTCCGCCTCCGCCCCCGGTTTCTTCCCCTCCGACGAAGTTAGAAGAATGCGATCGTTGATTCTGATAATGCTGCTTAGCGGCTGCGCGGGCGCTCTTCCGCTGGGCTTGCTTGGTGGTGGCGGCCCTAACGTGGCCGCTAATGTGCAGGCCGGACGCGAAAATAGGCAAACGGCGGTAGGTTTTGAGGAACGTGTCGAAGCCGGTCGGGATGTGATACAGAAAGAAGTGGAAACGGGTCGCGTCGAAACTTTGACAGTGAACAACCAAGATATTCCGCCGTGGGTTTTGTTGGTGGCTCTGATTGGTTGGCTGCTTCCGACGCCTTCTCAGATGGGAAATGCAGTAGGCCAAGCGTTCATGGCCGTTTTTAGGAGAAAAAAATGAGCTACAAACTCGGGGACCGCAGCAAAAAAATGCTCGAAGGGGTCGATGAGCGCCTACAGGCTGTAGTGCGTTCTGCTATTGGCCAAAGCAAGCAGGATTTTTCGGTGACATGCGGCTTGCGCACCATCGAAGAACAACGCGCACTGGTCGCAAAAGGCGCCAGCCAGACGATGCGGTCAAAACACATTGACGGACTTGCTGTTGACCTTGCAGCATATGTCGACGGAATCCGGTGGGAGCTTAATCTTTATGACGAGATTGCCGATGCGATGAAGGCTGCGGCGATTCAATGCGGCGTTCCTATTCGTTGGGGAGCGGCGTGGCACATTGCCGACATTCGGGACTGGAAAGGGACGATGGAAGAGGCGATGAATGCCTACATTGACCTGCGCCGGAGCCAAGGAAAACGGCCATTTATCGACGCCCCACACTTCGAGATCGCATAAAAATGCAGAATCTCCTAGTAAGTCGTATATTAAGCGTGTTAATCTGCGCTCGATACGACTGACTAAGTGGGGAGACATGGACATTTACCTTGCCGAAGCGGTATTCCGGGTTATTCGGGATCGCCGTGAGGTTGTTACGGACGTGATGTTGCATGGCAGCGTCAAGTCTATGGAGCACTATCGTGGGCTCATGGGCAATTTAGAGGCCCTAGATCACGTGGAACAGGAACTCAAGAGCCTGCTAGATAAACAGGAGTGATCTGATGACTGATGGAGTCAAGGTGGATCTGTCTGCCGCATCCGCTGCCATAGCGGAAATGGCCGCAAAGACGCCAAAAGGCGAGACTAGTAATCTCGCAGAAGCCTACACCAACCAAAAGCCGCGGTTGAATCCGGACGCCATTGGCGCCAGCTTGCTTGACCGCATGCCTGCCCCTACCGGATGGCGCATTCTTATTTTGCCGTATCGCGGCAAAGAGAAGACTGCTGGCGGAATTTTTCTTCCTGACGAGGTGCAGGAGAAAAGCAACATTTCAACGCAAGTTGGATACGTTCTGAAGGTTGGTCCTTTGGCGTATAAAGACGAGAGCAAGTTTCCCGACGGTCCGTGGTGCCAAGAAAAGCAGTGGGTCATGTTTGCCCGCTACGCCGGTTCTCGGTTCCAAATTGACGGGGGCGAGGTTCGTATTCTGAATGACGACGAAATCCTTGCCACGATTCTCGATCCTGAAGACATCCACCATCTCTGAGGTGCACCATGACAGATCAAAAAGAAGTTGATTTCGACAACGAAATCGAAACCGAAATTGAGGTTGAAACCCCCGCGGAAGAGGCAGACTCCGGATCTGATGACGATCAGTTCCAGAGGGCCGATGCCGCCACGCAAAAGCGCATTAACCGCCTGACGAAGAAAATGCGTGAGGCCGAGCGCCAGCGTGAAGAAGCTCTTCGCTACGCCCAGCAGGTTCATAGCGAATCGCAGGCCCTAAAAAACCGCCTGAATACCTTGGACACAAGCTACGTTCAGGAATACACCAATCGCGTTACGACCCAGATGGCGCAAGCCGAGGCAGAACTTGCCCGCGCTATTGAGATGGGCGATTCCAAAGCCACGGTCGAGGCGCAGCGCAAGCTGACAGCTTTGGCAATTCAAGCCGATCGTGCGGAGCAAGCAAAGCAGGAACAGCAGCGTTACGCGCAGCAGCAGGCCGCTGCACGGGAGCATCAAGCTCGGCAGCCTATGCCCGCTCAGCAGCCCCGCAGGGCCGACCCTAAGGCGGAGCAATGGGCACTTCGTAATGCTTGGTTTGGCCAAGACGAAGCCATGACGTATGCGGCTTTTGGGATCCACAAAAAACTCATCGAAGACGAGGGGTTTGACCCGCAGAGCGATGAGTATTACAATGAATTGGATCGCCGCATTTCTGCGAAGTTCGGCGGACAGCAAAAACCTGCCAATCGGCCCGCTCAGACGGTGGCAGGGGCGTCAAGGACGACAGCAACTGGGCGCAGTGGGAAAAAGGTTCGACTCACCCCGAGCCAAGTCGCTATTGCGAAGAAATTGGGTGTGCCGCTTGAAGAATACGCGAAATACGTGAAGGA